CAATATAAGAAAGGCAGCACTAATCCTAATGATTACAAAGGCCGACTTATATTTAACCCACCTATTCACTGGAAAGCTGTTGGAGGTCATGTCAGTAGAAGACTATTAGACTTTGTTCAATATGATACTGATCTAGGAAAGGCTTTTGCAGTACGGAAAAGTCCTCAGGAGGTGGAACAGATGATAACTCAAGCAGTTTTGGAATCTCCAGATGGATTGTTAGGAAGCATGGATTTGGCAACTCATGATGCAACTGAACGATATATTGCCTTACTCATTGATCAGCATGTTCAAGAAAGGTTTATTCGTAGTTGTGCCATGGACTGCAATTACAATTTGATCGAAATAGCGAATATTGTGGATACAGCAAAGATTATTAGGACCAAGTTTGCTATCGAACTTAACACTCCCGATTTCCGCGGGAAAGGACTGAAGTTAGCAAAAGGGGAGATTCATGATGGGGTAACCAGCGGAGACCCTTTTAAGACAACGAACGGAAACACAACAAGAGTCTGCTTATTGAACGAATTCATCATTGAAAAAGCAGGACTCAAATCGTGGACTCAACACCAGGACTGGGACGTTTTTTATCTAGTAGCCGGAGATGATATCTTGTGGAGATTTAAGAAAGCTGAGATGAAAGATCAGTTTATGGCAGCCTTGTTAGCAGTTATATGTTTCAACAAAGGGAGTAGCTTTGGAGTTGGGAAGGGAGGTTCAGATCTTCATTTCCATCCTTCTAAGGCCAATTTTCTTGGAAGAGATATTATAATTGAGCAAGGGCAAGCCAAGATGTATAGACCGGTTATGAAGATATGGAACACTGGAGTGGCAACCAGTAAGGACCCAGAGATGATTAATCAATGCATTGTAGATAATGCAAGGGCAATGGCATCAAGGAATCCCGTATATGCAGCCCAAGCTGAATTCAAGCAAACTCTATATCCTACCCTTAATAGAAGAGCTAAGAGGAGTAAGGCTTTTCTAAAAATAAAGGAAGACTACGAAAGGGTGCAGGAGTTTGTGGGGAGAGAGAGTGAAGAAGGTAAGATTCTGATGACACCAGGTGAAATGCTCTATGTTTCAATGCATGGAGATTTCAGGCTGGTAGGACTTCACGCCCCAGAATAATCAGCTACGAAAGCTTAAACCACAACTCTGTTGTGTAAACCGCAGGTTCTTGAGAACCCATCGGAAGCTCAGTTGTTCAATCTCAACTACTGTAGACGTGGAAGCCAG